AACATTACCTACTAACGACAATGGCGAAGAAGCGTAAAGTTTCAAAAGATAAAAAAACTAAAATACCTAAAAAGTATTTAAGCGGTTTAAAAGGTGCTAAAAGATCAAAAAGAGCAAGTCTTTTAAAAAGAATGAGTGCTTTATATAAAGCTGGTAAAAGAATACCTCTTTCATTATTAAAACAAAGAAGCAAAATATAATGGCTGTACGAAGAAAAGCATTATCGGCAACTACGCAAGCAACTCTAAGAAGTAAAGCTAAAGCTAGTAAAAGATATACTTATGGCACGTTAGCTAAAGTTTATCGTAGAGGGCAAGGTGCTTTTTTATCTAGTGGTTCAAGACCTAGAATACCAATGGCGGCATGGGCAATGGCTAGAGTAAATTCTTTCTTGCGTGGTTCAAGGAAACATGATTTAGACTTAAAGAAAAGGAAACGAAAATGAGTTTTGCAAATGTAAATCAAATGTTGTTTGGTGTATCTATCCAACGAGGAGATATTAATAATTTTTCTGGTATTCAAAAGTTTGGATATAATGGTTCTGTAGGAACATCTTTTGAAACAATCTGGGACGGTGGCGGAGATTATACTTTTATAAGTTCTGCTGGAACTGCTACAGCAACAAGTTCAGATACAGATGATAATACAGGCACAGTTGAGATACAAGGACTAGATTCTAATTATGATCTTGCTACAGAAACATTAACTATTGGTGGCTCTGCTGGTTCTACAAGTTTTATCAGAGTATTTAGAGCAAAAATGGTTAATGCTAATACAGGTGACGCAAATGTAGGAACAATTACAATAACAGTTTCATCAACAACAGTAGCACAGATACAACCTACCTATGGTCAAACATTAATGGCTGTTTATACTGTACCTAGAAAACACCAAGCATATTTAGTTCAAAAAGATATTGGAAGTTCTAAAGATTTAGAAAATGAAATTAAATTTAGAATTAAAGAAATAGATAATGGTAATGTATGGAATACTAGATCATTTATTACAACCAGAGGTGGCTTTGTAGAAAAGAATTTTGCTGTACCAGAAATTATTAATCCAAAAACTGATATAGAAATGAGAGCTAAATCAAGTGCAACATCATCTATTAGTGCTGGGTTTGAATTAATACTAGAAAAAATAGATCAATCATAGTGGCTAAGTATCAAGGCAGAGCAGTTAAACTTAACAAACCTTTTCGTACTTCTGGGGAAAGAAAAAAGTTTGCTGTCTATGTTAAAGATAGATCTACAGGTAATGTAAAGAAGGTTAGATTTGGCGATCCTAAAATGTCTATTAAAAAGAACAACCCAGCTAGGCAAAGAAGTTTCCTAGCAAGACATGGGGCTATCCTCAAAAAAGTTAGAGGACAAAAAACCTTAGCCCCTGTCTATTGGGCTATTAAATCATGGAGAAAAGGTTTTAATGTATAATGTCAAGAAATCCATTTATAGAAAGATTAGCAGATCAACACGAAGCACAAATTAAAAAAACATTAGAAGATTTAGAAGCAAGAATAATAGCAGATATCTCCAAAGCAGTAAATGAACAGGATATAATTACAACGCAAATAGCAATACAGCTACGCCCAAATATAAGAAGATTTATAGAAGAAACCTATTCCACAGTTGCTGATAGTAATGTTAGGGATTATGATAGAATTGTGACCTCATTCATGGACGAGTTCGGAGAATTAAATATTCCAGATAATTTTAAAACACTAACCCAAGTTGATTTAGATACGATAACAGAATTAAAGTTTCAAAGTTTTAGTGGTTATCAAGATATAGCTAATAGATACCTTACTGAAATAAGTAATAATGTTTATCAAAATGCTATTGCTGGAAAACCTTTTGAGGAAATGGTTAAAGATATTAAAGGCTTAATTACTGGAGATGTAGATAGGCGTGGAAGAACTATGAGTGGTTACGCTTCACAAATAGCCCATGATAGCGTTATGCAATTTGATGGTCAGTTCACAGTTTATAAAGCAAAAGAAGCTGGTTTAAATAAATATAAATATACTGGAACATTAGTAAGAGATAGCCGAGATCATTGTAGAAAACACGTTGGCAAACCTTATACCGAAGAAGAAATAAGAAGAATATGGCAAGGATCTTGGGCTGGTAAAGCTGAAGGCGATCCGTTTATAGTTAGAGGTGGTTATAGATGCCGACACACTTGGTTGCCAGTTGTAGAAATCTAGTTTATACTTAAATAATATCTAAATAAGGAGTTAATTATGGCTGAAGAGCAAAAAACTGAAATTGTTGAAGAAACAACAACAGTAGAACAAGCTACTGAACAAAAAGAAGAAGAAAAAACATTTAATTTAAAACAAAATGATTTGGAGAGAATAATTCAAAAAAGAATAGCTCAAGAAAGATCAGCACTAGAAAAAAAGTATTCTGGTATTGATCCAGAAGAAGCTAGGAAATTAAAACAAGAAAAAGAAGAACAAGAAGTTGAACGTAAAAAACAACGTGGAGAATTTGAAGATTTATTAAAGCAACAAGCAGATAAGTTTAACCAAGAAAAATCTCAAATGCAGAAACAATTAGAGCAAATAAAAATAAACGATGCTCTAGTAAACTCCGCAGTTAAGAATAAAGCAATCAATCCAGAGCAAGTCACTAACCTTCTCAAAGGAAAAGTTAAACTAAATGATGATGGAAGAGTAGAAGTTCTTGCAGAAAATAATCAACCACGTTATAATTCCAAAGGCGAATTATTGAGTGTAGATGATTATGTTCAAGAGTTCATAACACAGAACCCTCACTTTCAAGCGGCAACTCCTTCTGGGAGTGGAAGTAAGGCGAATGTTGGTAAGGTTGACGCAAGACCGTTTAATATTGCAGATTTAGATATGAGTAAGGCTGAGGATAGAAAAGCGTATGCGGATTATCGCAAACAACGTGATTCTAAACCAGCTATAATTAACCAATAACCAAATAGGAGTCTAAAATGGCTAACGAAAGTACCAGTTCCACATTATCGGAACTATATACGGAAATTGTTGCTGAAGCTGAGTTCGTAATACAAGAGAAATCTTTAATGATGAACCTAGTTAAAAACTACACTATCGCTGGTGGTGGAAAATCTGTAGAAGTACCGATTTATTCTGCTATTGCGGCGGCGGCTGTAGCTGAGGCAACTGACTTATCAAACACTGCGGTTGATCCGTCTAGTGTAACAATAACTGCAAGTGAGGTTGGTGTAATGACTACATTAACTGATCTAGCAAGAAACTCTGCACCAAGAAATGTTGTAGCTGATATCGGAAGATTATTCGGTGAAGGTATTGCTAAAAAAATGGATCAAGATTTAATTGCTCTATTTGATGGCTTTTCAACTACTCTTGGAGATGGAACTACTGCAATAGCGGCTTCATCAATCTTTAATGCGGCTTCAACTCTTAGAGCGGCTGGATTACCGATTGACGAATGTTATGCAGTATTGCACCCAAAAATTGCTTATGATTTAAAAGCTAATTTAACAAACACTTTTGCAAATCCAAATGCTGGTGATCTACAAAATGAAGCTATGAGAAATGGCTTTGTTGGAACATTAGCTGGTATTAAAGTATTTGAAACTTCAAATATGTCTAATACTGGAACTGCTGGTGATTACAAAGGTGCTGTATTCCACAAAGATGCTTTAGCTTTAGCAACTATGCAAGGAATTAAGATAGAAACCCAACGAGACGCTTCCTTGCGTGCGGACGAGGTCGTGGCTACTAGTGTCTATGGCGTAGGTGAGCTACATGATAGTTATGGTGTAGAAATGCACTTTGACTCTTCAATCCAATAATTATAATGGGGGCTTTATGCCCCCTTATTCTAGGAGTTTATGATGATTAAATTAATTAGAGGTTCAAAAATAATTCAACGATCAGATGAAGATTGGAAAAGAAATAAAAAGAATTGGGAATTAAGAGGTTTTAAATTGTATAGTGAAGAAAAAGAGAGTAAACCTAAAAAAAAGAAAAAGGCAAAAGATGATGTGTGAATGTAACGGAAATTGTATCTGCGGTAAATAATGACTACGACAGTTTTTAGTGTAGCATTAAGTAATCTACAAGAATATCAACCAGACATTGCTGGATTTGGTATTGCTTCATGGGATACACAATTACAACACGCTGAAGATGATGTTATCAGACAAGTTCGTGAAGAATGGTGGGAAAGATACAGACACACAGTAAGATATAAAGATATTACAAAAGTTACTTCCTTAGAATTAGATAATTCAAAACTAACAGCAAGCCAATGGACTAGAGCTGTATGTTATAAAGCATTCGCAGATTATATATTTCCCCAGCTTACTAAATGGCGTGATCCAGATACTGGAGAAGGCAAAGATAGTTTTCAAGTTCAAATAGATTATTACAGATCAAGATATGCAGAGGAGTTTCAAGCAGTTCTTCGTGATGGTGTGGAATATGATGAAAATTCAGACAGCACTATTGCGGCATCAGAGAAAGAACCTATTCATACATTACGCCTTGTTAGGTAATGGTCGCTGACGTTAAAGTTACAGCTAACACAATAGAAGTTAGTAATTATATAAAATCCTTACAAAGAAAAATACCAAGCAATATTAAAAAAGGTTTGGCCCAAGCATCTGCTTTTGGTATTCAACAAATAACTGATAAAACACAAAAAGGTCAAATGCCAGATGGTGGTAGATTTAGACCTTATTCAAAAGCAACAAGAAAAGACAGAGCCAAAAGAGGGCGTCAAATATCTTTTGTAGATTTAACTGATAGTGGTAGAATGTTTAGATCATTAACTTTTAAAGCAACAAGAAATAAATCAACATTATTTTTCCGCAGACAAGAAGAAAATAAAAAGGCTTTCTTCCATGATACAGGACATGGTAAAATGCCACAAAGACCTTTCTTTGCTATTGGACGTAGAGATGAAGATAAGATAAGAAGTATATTTAATAGGGCTATAAAACTATGAGTAAACGTGAAGATATTGCTAGTGATATAATAACAAAGCTAACTGCTGTTAGTTCCCCTATTACGTTTAAAAAGATCACTAGAGAGCCATTTGAACCAGAAGAATTAGCAGATCCACAGTTCCCAAGCTGTTATATACAAACTGGAGATGAAACTAGGGAGATGTTATCTTTGGGTGAAGTAGGAACAGGTAAAAGATCTGGAACAATAGATTTTTTAATTGTAGGTTTCGTCAAAGGTACAGACATAAATATAGATACGTTACGCAATCAACTCATAGAAGTAGTAGAAGAAACATTGGATAATGACATTACAAGAAACGGAAATGCTTTAAATACCCAGATAATTGAAGCCAATACAGATGAAGGTGTACTTTTTCCTTACGGTGGTGTTAGAATTGTGGTAAGAGTTTTTTATGAATTTGTTAGAGGTACTGCATAATGGCTAAAAGAATTAAAATTTATTTTCC